CACACAACAATTAGCCGATCTTCTGGGTGTTACTACACACAGGGTCAATCAATGGGTGCGTGAAGGCGCTCCGGTTAAAGAGAAAGGCTTTCGTGGACGCTCACATGTCTTCGACTCTAAAGAATTTTTAAAATGGCGAGATCGAATTGTTGCAGACAATGCTGAACGGTTAACGCTCGAAGAAGCTAGACTTAAAAAACTTTCTGCAGAAGCTGCTATTCAAGAATTAGAGCTTGCTAAGAAGCAAGGCGTTGTAGTAGATCTTGAAGAGATAGAGCGAGACTTGATTAACAAAATGACTTTGCTAAGAACCGGTATGCGTGCAATACCAGAAAGGGTAGTTCTTCAGCTAATCGGTTTGAAAGACGAAGTTAAGATTAAAAAGATTATACTTAAAGAAATCGACGACGTACTGAAAAGGTCATTAGACGATGAGTAAATACAGTAACCCCGATGGAATTAAAAGAATCTGGCGAAATGCTTTAAGGCACCTTGAGCCACCACCGGATTACACTCCGGCTGAATGGGCAGAAGAGAATATCAAGATTCCTTTGGGCAATGCTATACCTGGACCTATCCGGTTTGCGAACGCTCCCTATCAGATTGAGCCGCTGAACATGTTCGCTGATCCCGACTGTGAGCAAATTACTTTAATGTGGGGTGCGCAGTTAGGTAAGACCCAGTTGCTAAACTGTGCAATGGGTTATTACATTTCTCATGAGCCAGCATCGCAAATGATGATGCAGCCAAGTCAAGGCGACTTACACACTTGGCTGGAAACTAAGTTTAACCCGATGATTGAGCAGAATGAGGCATTGAATGATCGCGTAGCTAAGCCACGTAGCCGAGAGGGGGTGAACAACCAGAACATGAAATCCTATCCTGGTGGATTCTTAATGTTCGCTTGGGCAGGTTCGCCTAGGACAATGCGAGGCCGCTCTGCTCCTAAAATCTATTGTGATGAAGTTGACGGTTATGAATATAATGCAGAAGGCCATCCGGTATCACTACTCTGGCAACGTGCTGCTACTTTCGGTGACCAGCGTAAGTTGCTAGTAACTTCTACTCCGACTATTAAGAATGTTTCCTTTGTTGAGAAGTCTTTCTTATCCGGCGACCAACGTAGGTATTGGGTACCTTGCCCGCATTGCGGAGAAGAGATTTTGCTGTTGTGGTCGCAAGTCATGTGGGACAAAGACGCCGAAGGAAACCACTTACCAGAGACTGCTTATTACTGCTGTCAAGAATGTGGATCAACTATTAATGACACTGAGAAGCGAATGGCTATTCAGCAAGGTAGATGGGTAGCTGAGAAAGAGTTTATGGGTCATGCTTCTTATCATATCAGTGAGCTTTATAGTAACTTCCGCCGTTGGCGAGATATTGTTAGAAGCTTCATAGAGAAGAAACGGACAAATGACTTACAGAGCTTTGTTAACGTCTCCCTGGCAGAAACATGGGAAGAAGCAGGCGAGCAAATAGACGACCACAACTTAGCAGAACGTCGTGAGCCAATGGAGAAAATTCCAGACTCTGTTATTATTTTAACTGCCGGCGTTGACGTCCAGGATAACCGCCTAGAGATTAGCTTAATAGGTTGGGGAAGAGACGAGGAATCCTGGGTTATTTCGCACCATACCTTATACGGTGATCCAAGCACGCCGCAGCTTTGGACTGCTCTAGATTCCCATTTGATGCAGCAATATGAAACTGAGTCGGGTAGGAAGATAACAATTAGGGCAGCATGTGTTGACTCCGGTGGTCACTTTACCCATAGCGTCTATGCTTATTGCAAGAAGAACATGGGACGACGAATTTTTGCTATCAAGGGTGTTGGTGGTGAGGGTAAGCCGATTTCTGGTAGACCTAGTAAGAACAACGTGGCCAAGTGTCCGCTATTTCCTATCGGCGTAGATACGGTTAAGGATTTATTGTTCGCTCGGATGCGTATCCAGGAAGAAGGCTCTGGCTACATGCACTTTTCTGATGAGCTTAACGACGAATACTTTAGACAATTGACGGCCGAGAAGATTGTTACTCGGTACCAAAGAGGCTTTAAACGGAGGGTTTTTGAGAAAGTTAGAGCTAGAAACGAGGCATTGGATTGCATGGTTTATGCTCTTGCTGCTTATACTATCATCGGAATTAACGTCAATGCCTTTGCTGATAAGCTAGAACTTGACGCTGAAACTGAGAAAAATGAAGAAAAAAGTTCACAATCCAGTAAAAAAGATGATACTATTACAGATAAGTTGGTTCGTAGTAAAACTATACGACGCCCTCAAAAATCAGGCTTTGCTAACTCTTGGCGATAATTATTATGGCAAACCTCTTTGATAGCACAAACGCACCGGAAGGCGAACCACGAGAAATCGTAGTAGGAGATTTCTTACAGTGGAAGAGGTCAGATCTATCTTCTGACTATCCGACTTCTTCTGGCTTTACAGCTGAGTATGTAGCTCGTATAACCGGTGGCGGAGCTACAGAGATTAAACTAGCTCAATCGGTATCATCAACCGATGACTACTATCTCTTCCAAATTTCTAGCGCAGAAACAGAACAATTTGAGCCTGGCTTATATCACTGGCAATTAGAAATTACCCAAACTAGTTCCGGAAATAGGATCGTAGTTGACACGGGTGATTTTAATGCTATCCCGGATATGGACAACAACCAAGCAGATCCGCGTATTCACGCAGAGATTATGGTTGCTAAAATCCAAACCATATTAGAGGGCAAAGCCGATTCAGACGTTTCAAGTTATAGTATTGCTGGAAGATCGCTAACCAAACTTTCATTCCAAGAGCTTATTGATGCACGTGATTATTATCGCGGTGAAGTGACTAAGCACAAGCATGCAGATTTGGTTAAGAAAGGAAAATCTAATGGCTCGACCATACGGGTAAGATTCTAAATGGCTATTTTTGACTTTTTAAAACCTAAACCCAAAATAGAGCGTAAGATTTTTAAGCGTTCTTATCAAGCAGCTAACACTGGTAGATTATTCGCAGACTTCTTTGATTCTGAACGTTCCGCAGACAGTGAGCTACATTCTGCATTGAATCGTATGCGAGCTCGCTCAAGAGACTTAGCTAGAAACAACGAGTACGTTCGCAGATATTTAGACCTTCTAAAGAACAACGTAGTTGGAGACAGAGGGTTTAGTCTTCAAGTTAAGGCCCAGAATTCGGACGGCACGCTAGATACTTATGGCAATACTGCTATTGAGAAAGCTTTTGCTTCCTGGGGCAAGTTAGGTAATTGCACTGTTGACGGTCGTTTTTCTTGGACTGATGCACAAAAATTAGTCATTGAAGGCTTGGCAAGAGACGGCGAAGTGTTCATTATTAAGCACAGAAACGCTGCTTTTAAAGACACATTTAGCTTAGAATTTATCGAGCCTGATCAAGTAGATGAGCAAAAATCTGAAGCTTTACCTAACGGTAATCAGATTAGAATGGGCGTAGAGGTTGATCAGTTCCGTCGTCCAGTTGCATATCACCTTTTGACCAATCATCCTGGTGATTATGATTTCACTACGATGACTAAATCTAAGAAGCACATTCGCATTCCAGCAGATCGGGTGATTCATATTTATCGACCGCTTAGAGCTGGACAAACAAGAGGTGAGCCATGGTTAACTCCTGCTATAGCTTCTCTGAAACAGTTGAGTGGCTGGCGTGAAGCTTCTATCGTTGCTGCACGAATTGGGGCTTCTAAAATGGGCTTTTTCACTAGCCCTGCTGGCGATGGTTTTGTAGCAGATGATTTGGATGATCACGTACCTATTATGGACGCCGATCCAGGCACTTTCCATCAGCTACCTACTGGCGTAGATTTCAAATCTTTCGATCCTCAGTATCCAACAAGCGAATTTGATTCATTCCATAAAGCTGTACTAAAAGGCGTAGCTAGTGCAATGGGCGTTTCCTATAATGCTTTGGCTAACGATTTAGAAGCTACTTCTTATAGCTCTATTCGACAAGGCGCTTTGGATGAGCGTGATTCTTACCGCAACATGCAGAAGTTCATGGTTGATCACTTTATTCGTCCAGTTTATGAAGCTTGGCTTACAGCAGCTATGGAGATGGACACTTTCGGTATTCCAGTCGTTCGCTATGATAAATTTGCTGATGCTTCTGAATTCCGTGGCAGGTCTTGGAACTGGGTAGATCCGCTAAAAGAAATGAATGCATCAATCAATGGAATGAAATCTGGTGTATTATCTTTATCAGACGTAGCTTCTCAGTTCGGTAAAGACGCTGAAGAATTGCTTGGACAGATCCAGAAAGATAAAGCACTAATGAAACAATTCGGCATTAAGTACGGCTTGGAACCATACGGTACCCAGCAGATGCCGGTAGAGCCGGACATTAATGATGAATAGTCCTAACATTAACCTTGAAGAGGAACGCGGTATGGAAACAGAAACCGTCGAATCGGTGGCAACTGAAGACATAGTCGAAGAGACTGTTTCTTTAAACGCTGCTGATACTGCCGTAGAGGAATCTGAATCACGCGAGGATTCTTCTGTGGTCAATCACCGGGCAATGGACTTAGATGCCAAGCCCGTTAATGAAACCGAACGCCGAGTGAAAATTGCTATTAGCTCTGAAGAGCCTGTAGCTCGTTCATTTGGTAATGAAGTGCTAGAACATTCTGCCGAAGCTATAGACCTTTCGTTTTTAGCTAGTGGTAGAGCACCTTTGCTTTTGGACCACGATCCTGAAAAGCAAATCGGTGTAATCGAATCAGTTGACCTTGACGGCTCGGCACGTAGACTCCGTGCGACGGTACGCTTTGGAAAAGGCGCGCTTGCTCAAGAGGCTTTCGCTGATGTGGTTGATGGTATTCGCGCTAATATTAGTGTTGGATACACCATCAACAAACTAGAAAAAAGTCGAAATGACACATACGTGGCTAAATCATGGAGACCTATGGAAGCATCGCTTGTCAGCATTCCTGCCGACGTGACAGTTGGAGTTGGACGTGCAGCTAGTGAAACTTCAAAACCTGTAATTGAAACCCACTTCGAGGAGACTACTATGTCTGAAGTAGATATTGCAGCGGTTGAGGCACAAGCTCGCCAATCCGCTCAGAAGAACGCAGCTCAAATCATTGAGCTTGGTGCACGTCATAAGCGTTCAGACCTAGCACAACGTGCTATTTCTGAAGGTAAATCAATCGAAGAATTCCGCGGTGAATTGTTGGAAACTATCGGTTCAGAACGTGCTTTAGAAGAACAAAGCATTGGCATGACTCAAAAAGAAGTTAAG